CACAGCCAATGTGCCAGACGTAATATTGCTGGCGTTTGTCGTGTCTGTGGTAGCCGAGGCAGCCAAACCGGAGACAGCGCCAGAAGCAATGGCAATCGACGTGCTACCCGCCGCCGTAAGCTGCCCTTGAGCATTAACGGTGAATGTGGCGACAGACGAAGCCGAGCCATAAGACGCTGCGGTAACGGTGGTGTTGGAAATGGCAATCGTGCCGCTTGATGTAATGGTGCCACCCGACAACCCCGTGCCGGCGGTAATGCTGGTCACAGTTCCCGGATTGCCGCCAGGAATTGACGCCCACGTTCCATCACCACGCAAATAAGTGCTGCTTGATGGCGTCCCTGTCACGGGGTTGTTGGCGGGGTTGGTGGCGCTTGATAGCGCGGTGCCGCCATTGACAAGCAGCGAACCTACAAACCGCCCTGTTCCGTTCACGTCTAGCAGATAGCTGGGTGCGCTGGTGCCAATGCCGACGTTGCCAGCGGCAGTGATGCGCATGCGTTCAGTGCCACCAAAACCCCATTTGGCGTAATTGACACCAAAGCCATAATCATTCGTAAAATAAGGCGAACCGTTGTTGTCTGCCAGCCGCATATCAACAGTTGAGTTGGCAGTCCCACCAATCATTTTGAATGTTGTTGCGGCTGATGTTCCTGAAGTGCCATTCCCAATGCCAATTATTGTTTCGGCATTTTGAGCCTTTGCCGCAACCAACAGAGGGGTAAAAGAATACCAGTTTGTTGGGTCTTGGTTAATCCCAACTGCTGTATTGAAATATCCGTTGCCGGCGACATGCAACAAGTATCCAGGGGTGCTGGTCCCTACGCCGACACTACCGCCCAAAGGATTCAAATATAATTGCCAACTAGTTCCGTCATTGGCATGTCTTTTTGATTGCAAATAAATCCCAGTGGAACCTGTTGTGGATGTTTCACCAATTTGCAAATCAAGGTCGCTGTTGTTGCTAATAGTGACCGCGCCACCAGCCGCAGACAAACTAGGCGTCACCGGGCCGGGGCCATTAACGGTTAAAGGGCTAGCAGGCGCGCTGGTGCCAATGCCTACGTTTCCGGCTGCGGTAATGCGCATGCGTTCGGTGCCATTGGTGGTTAAAACAGTAGGAACATTGTTGGGATTATGAAGGACAGCAGACGAAATGCCATTAAGCGAAAGCCAAGCCGAACCGCTACTAGATGCGGTTACGGTCAATACTGGATCGGTTGCGCCAACGATGTGAAGTAGGCTTGAGGGCGAACTGGTGCCAATACCGACATTGCCATTAGGCTGAATGCGAGCATATTCTGTTCCAGCAACACCAAAACGCAGGCTACCAACCGTTCCTGCGGCATTTTGGGCTGTCAGGCCGGCATACGCTGCGTTGGTCCCATCCGTCAGATAAATATACGCAGAGTCCTCAACGCCTGCGGCATTGATGCCATTAACCGCAACACTGTTGCCGTTAGTTGTCGAAATAAAAGTGCCAGAGCCGCCATTAAATCCACTGCCGCTGACCGTTAACTTGGTAGTGGGAGAACTGGTTCCAATGCCGACGCTTCCAGCAACAGTGACATTCCCAGCAAAGGAAGACGGGCCGATGTTGGCCATGCCGCTATATACGTTGGTGCCATCGGTCCACAGCGGCAGCGACATTCCTTGCGGGACAACCACAGTGGTGCCGGGGGTGCCAACAACCGCAACGGTCAGCGTGTAAGCGCCCGTGGTGGCGTTTAGATAGAACATGCGACGGCTTGCGGCGGGGACAAATACCGTAATGTTGCCAGTCAAAGCGCCCGTAAATTGAATCGTCGGATTGTTGGCCTGATTGCTGACGTTGGTGCCGGTGGGCCACGTCAGGGTGACGTTGCTATTGCCGGCAACCGACAACGACAAGTAACCGTTGACGGCCTGATCGACCTGTGCAAACACGAGGTTGGCCACCGTGCCCCAGGTATTGTTGTTGTCGCCAGTGCCCTGCAACGAAAGCTGAAGCGTAGGGGTGTATGTGGTGGTCATTTAGCTGCTCCTACGTCCGCTGCGGGGTCGATTGCGGCAATGCCTTTTGGTCAGACCAAGATGCGCCTTGAGCCTTACGCCGGGCTTCTTCGACTGCCGCGCCGTCCAATAGCTTCATGTATTGGTTTTCCCACGAAGTCGCTTGCATCGGATCGTCCGAGGCCGCGCCTGCATAGTTTTTTTGGTAGCCGGCGATACGAATCATGCAGGCTGCCACGTAAAGGTCAGGCAGATTGGTCAGAAGCCACGTTGTCGGATTGCTTGCGCTGATTTGGGCAGGACGGTAGGTGCCGAAAAACTCCGTCCCGTAAGCTGCATCAGGGGGAGGGCCGACAACAACGCTCTGTTGATCGACCATTGCATAATCGACGGGGATGGTGACCGCAGCAGGGACCGTCCCGTTCGTCGGATACATCATATCCATGTAAGCCATAGCTTGGCGCGTCAGCGGGTTGCGAGTGCCCGAAGACGTGGTGCCACCAACCGGCGTGATAATGTTCATGCGCTCAAGCACGATAATTGGATAAGTTAACGCCGACATGGACACGTTGCGGCTGCCCGGCACCAAAGCTGGCCCTGCCTGCGAAATCCGCGTTTCAAGGAAATCTAAATCCCGGTAAATGCGGTTTTCAGCGTAATTGATGATGTCGGGCAGTTCGGTCTGAAAATTGGCGTCCAGATTATTCGTGACCGCCAAATTCAACAGGATCGCGTTAAGCGTGGTCCAGTTCATGTGACCCTCACCTGAATAAGAGAGCCGTTGCGATAAAGCTGGCCAACGTTAACACCACCCGCAGCGGCAGCCGCATCATTCGCATAAGACGCGCTGGACTTCAGGATAGCGCCGATCACTTCAGCCAATTGCGCTGTCGTGTAATTGGCCATCGTTGCGCCAGTGTTGCCGTTGACCGAAGCCAAAATAACTTCGTTGCCGGTCATGGGCAATGTGCCCTGGCCATACTGATTCCAAATGCCGCTGTTGTTTGTGCCCGACATTAAACCGTCCCGCCACTGGTGGAGATTACTACGCCCTTTGTATCACGAATAAGTATATGGCGCGTATCGTAAATTGGCCCGGTTTCCATAGGCCAGCCGGCATCAAGTTCGGGCCGTGGGTTAAAGAACGGCAAGGGATCGGGCGGCGGCACATAAGTGCGCAATTGCGGATTTGGTTTATCCATGCAGGTTGGGCAAACCAACAAACGCAAATTCTGCAAAGTTGCGCCGGCCCACTGATATTGCCACGACAATTCATCGCGGGAATACTGAGTGCCGCAGCGGTCACAGACACGGAAGCCAATGGGTCGGCGCGCACTGATACGCTGACGACCGTGAACATAGGTAAAAGCCATGGCCTACCTTTCGTAGTAGAAGGAAAGCCCCGGCGACATATAGATGTTCACATTTTCGCGCTCTGCCCGCCGGGCGCGCGTGTAAGAACCCTCAATGGTGGTGCCGTTGCCGTTTAGCTTTAGCGCCAACGCTTGCGACGCTTGGGGCGAATAAGTTAACGACAACTCAAGCGCCAAGGCGTCCGTGAATGCCATTAGCCAGCGCGGCGGAATGGCCAATTGCGTTTGGTTGGCAAGCACGGCGTCTTGTGATTGCTTGAAGCGGTAATAAAACAGCGTATAGGGGCCGTTGCCGTCAGGAACCGGATACAGGTTAATGCTGGGCGTTAACGTCCGGTCAAACCAAAACGTCGTCGGCGGAGCTTGCTGAAGCGGGTTTGGATAGCTTGCCCATTCGCTGCGGCCAACGCCAAAGATGATCTTGTTGTTGACCTGACCCGAGCCGACATTCGTTTGAATATAGGCGTCAGTCACAATGACGGTATCTGACGGGCAAGTTACCGTTTGTTGGCCTTGCGTCAACGTCACCGACTGAAGATCAATATCCCACAACAAAGGCTGATCGTTGGACCAGTCTTGCAGCACCATGTTCGCAGCCATATAGGCGTCGGCAAGGTGTTCCTGAAGAACCGCCGTGCGCCGAACGCCTACGCGGCCAAGTGCATAAACAGCAATTTGGCCGAGCGCAGGATTGAACGATGTGGTGCCGCTGGTAGTAATAACGCTAACTCCTACCGCGAAGATTGACCCTGCAAGACTGTGAAAGTGCAGTTGCCACCTACAGGGCCAACCGAAAAGTTAACGCGGAGAAAGCGCACCGGAAAGTTAATGACACCGATGCCGTTAATGGTTTGGTTGGCCGGCACCACTTGAGTCCAAGTGGGGCTGGCCACCGAGTTAACGTCATCAAGCGTGTATTCCACGCTCCAAGTGCCCGTGGTCGAGCCAAGTCCGTCCACCTTCCACGCGGCGGTTGGAGGCGACTGCATCCAATCGAACGCATACGGCGCTTGCGCCCCAGCGGGAGCGGCGGCGGTGATGGTTTGGACGAACGGAAGGCTCATGAGTTACTTCTTTCCGATCTCGGGATACTTCCGATGCACGGCGGCGCGAACACGCGCTTTTTCCTCGGAAGACCCATGCTGACTTACGCGGGCAAGCGCGTTTCTAGCATGATTTTTGTCTTCGATGGGATAGCGTTCGCCCGGAAGCGCAAAATCTTTCGCCGGCAACTTGTGGCGCTGAGCAGCAGTCAAATGACCGCCGTGCTTGCGGCCAGTCAAAGCTTCAGGCTTTACCATGCGCTTGACCATAGCCCGATCTTCGCGCTCGTCTTCGTGCGCGACGTGGCCACCGCGTTTGCGGCCAGCCGCATTGGCTGCCTCTTGCATTTTAATGCGCGCAATATCACGCATTAAAGCGGCGCGATCCGGGGCTTCTGGACCAGGGGCAATGCGCACGTTCAAATCACGACGGCGCTGTTCAGCGGCGGGATTTTCATCTTCAAGTGCGCTGCCGATGTTGGGGCGCGTTGGTCCGTAAACCGGCATTTCATCTGGCGGCGACGCTTGAGCCGAAAGGGTTTTGGCGGGAAGCGGACCGCCTTTGTCACGCTTAGCCACATGGCCACCGCGTTTACGGGCGTGAACGGCATTCATGGCACCCGGTTCGTCAATGGTCGGACGGGCCGGTTGGTCATGAATTGCGGCATTGAAATCGCTTTTCGTCGCGCCACCACGGGCGCGACGGTCAAGCCGGGTATGGGCTTTGTGGCCCTCCACGCCGACCAATTTGCGATGCTTTTTGGCTTTAGCGCGGAGGTCCACGAAACTCATGTTAGTCGTCCCGCTTGTCGGTTTTGGTCTGGTCGCGTTCGCCATGCGGAGCGGTCAGCTTGTGAGCCGCAGTCATGGGGGACATGTCGGCACCAACGCCGCCGCCGTGCTTGCGCTTCGGACGGTCCATGCGGTGATGAGCGGCCTTGCCGTCAACGTGCATCGCAGCGTGGTGATGAACCTTGCCGCCATGCTTGCGCTTTGCCATGTGCTTTTTCACATGACCGCCGCGCTTGTGACCGCCATAGCCATCGGCTTCGGCTTCCTTTTCGACTTCCTTGTCGATCCAGCGGTCCTTGCCCTTGGCTTCCCGCTCATCGGCAGTCAATTCCTTGTCTTCCTGACCCTGCGAGGAACCGCCACGAGCGCGGTGATGGGCGCTGTGGTGGCCTTCGTGGTGACCGTGATGTGCTTTCATAACTCTAGCCTCCTAACCGCAGGGCCTTACGCCTGGGCATTACCATACATTGTGACGGCGCTGACGTTCGTGGCAAAGATGATGTCCGAAATGGCCATATCCTGCCCCATATACAGCCGGTTGCCGGTGAAAGCGCCCGTGCTGCTATTGTAACTGCCGTTGGAAGCCGTCGAACCAATGCCCGAACCGCCGCCAAAAGCAGAGGTTTGGATGGTCCCACGCACGTCAGCAGTGGTGGTGCTGGAAGCGGTGTAAGTCGCCAACGCAGCGGTCCAGCCCGTCGAGGAAGTCATGGTAGCGCCGGCCCAATAGACCGACAGCAATTCCCATTCGGTCGAACGAAGCGCAAATCCAAACACGTCGCTGGTGCCAACCGAATAAGTGTAGGTGGCATCAGTGAACCCCGGAGTGACCGAGGTAATGTATTTGAACGCCTTGTTGCCGTATTTGGTCAACGCGGTGCCGGGCGCAATAGTAATTGCTTCCGACATTGCCTGACCATAAACGTCGTAACCGCGCACGGTAAACGTGCCGCCAGTGCCGGATGCGCTGTTGCAAGTGATGACCACGCCACGGCCAATGCCTTGGCGCGGGTCAAGGAGCAGCGTCGGGCCGGAAGCAAGATACGGCAACGCAGCAGTCGGCGCAGCGAACGTGCCTTCGTTGCTCTGCCAAATATTGCCAGTGCCGATACGGGCGCTGAAAGAGGCAGCACTAAACGGCGCGGTCGAAGACATGACCAGCGTGTTCGGGTTGGTCGTGGCCGTCGCTGCGTTGATGCTGACAACGGTGGCCAACCACGGAACCGTGGTGGTCGAAGTTGCGGCGATCACCAGCGGCATGCCCGGCACGAACTGGGTCACGTCCAGCACGGTCACCAACGCCGAGCCAGAAACGACCGTGCCCATGGCAAAGCCGAAATCCAAGCACAGGCCGGGGGTGACAATCGGGCTGCCGTTGACGTAAGTGCCAACGCCACCATTGACGTAGTTTGTCGTCGCCGCAGTCGGCACGATGGGAATATTGGACACCGCCGCAAAAGACGGCGTGGCCAACGTCATCGTGGTGCCGCTCGTTACCGTGGCAGCCGACGTGATCGCGGTTGCGCTGTGCGCAGCCGGAGCAGAATCAGCCGACATATACAGCGGAGACGCCCACTGAGTAGCGATGACCCCTTTGAACCCACCCGCCTTTTCCTTGTCGAGAAGGAAACGCGGGTCGGGAACGCTAAGGCCATGGTAGAAAACAGAGGGGCCGGGAAGCTGCTCGCCGCCCAGCGCAGCCCCAGCCACGGTGGGCTGAAGACTGGCTAGGGGGCCGTAAGCAACTACAGGGCCGGTATATCCGGTCATCGCCATGTTGGCGCTCCTTCTAAATTAGGCCCAGCTTACGAGACCGGGAAAGTGCCCCAAATGCAACGAGCGTTTTTGTAACCCACATAATAACGCTCATAACCCTTGACCAAGAGGTTGTCCGTGATGTCGTCAACCCACATCGACATTTCAAACTCTTTGCGCTGCAAATAGAGCAAGCCGTCATAGTTGGTCTGGACGAACCACGCGTAAGGCGAGGTCAAGAAGTCCATCACTTCGTAGCCGTCCGGCAGGGAGCCGGTGGCGCGCAAAGCGTTCGCGTCATTGTCGCCAGTGCCCGGACGCAGGGTGGTGTGCCAGAGGCGCGCTGCCACCCATTCGTTCTGCGGATGCACGATCAACCGACGACCGCGCCAAAACGCCTTCAGGCCAGCCTGATCGCGGAATTGGGTGCGGATTTGGGTGATGGCCGACAAGAGCGAGGCTTCGTTGAGCGAAAGCTGCGCGGTAGCCGGCGTGTTCGCCCAGGTGCCGTAATCGTAAGGATGGGAAGCGGAGCAAAGCGCCACGCCGTCGCCGCCGATGGCCGAGTTGTAGACGTTCGCGGTATTGAGGACGTTCGCAGCCTGGATTTCCTTGAACTGCGCGAAAGACTCGTGCAGGCCGAGGTTGGAGGCCGGAAATTCCTGCTCATACAGGTTGTCATCAATGGCTTTGCGGGTGATGGCATAGCCCAAACCAACCTCGAAATGTTCGTGGTTGTAAATGAACCGTTCACCCGCGTTGTTATCCATCGCGGTAGCGCCGCCTTCAAACTTCAGTTCGGCAAGCGCCAAATAGCGATTTTCCGCCGTGCGCTCGACGCCGAGGTTCGATTTGCCTTGCCAGAAGATTTTCGACCACTGGGTCGGAATCTGCTCATATTTGCCTTCGATCCCACGCAGGCCAGGGCGCGTAAGATCGTAAATAGCGGCGACAGAAACAGCCATTGATTAAACTCCTTACGAGTGCCCAGCGGTGGTGCGCATCTCTTGGTTGTTGAAGGCGACCAAGACCCAATTATATGGAGTCGTCGGATCGGAACCCGGCGATCCAGCCGGCAAGAAGTCGCTGCCAAGCTGAAGGATGCGGAACGGCTGAGTCGAAGTGTTGCCGGCCTGATAAAGATCAAGGTAAGCCGTCGAACGCCCGCTGTTGGTGTTGCCGACGCTGGCCGTGCCGTTGCCGGTGCCGAACGCGAAGTTCGCGGTCATGCCGACATTCGCCAGGGTCGCGGTGTTGCTGGCCGCAGCCGTCGTGTTCGAGTTGGCAACCTGCACCAAGAAGGTGGCATTCGGGTTGCTGATGAGGAACGCCGGAAACGGATCGGCGTTGGCATCGCTGCCCGGCCAATAAGTGTTCTGACGCGGAATTTTGCCGGACGTGCTGTAATATTCGCAGCCGCCCCAAAAAACGCCCGCGATCTGCGTGGTGCCGCTCGGCGCGCTGGACTGAGCAATATAGCCCGAAGTCTGCGTCGTTACCGGGTCGCCCATAAAGATTTGGGTGGTGTTGGTGTAAAGAATCTTGCGCGGGGTGAGGCCAAAGTTCGGGGCCATACCCTGGATAACACCATAGGGGATGAAACCGAAGGGGGCATTCGTGTTTGCCATAGTCGCACTTCTCCATCTGCGATTGCTGAATGACCGGCGCGGTCAAGGGCAATCTCGGATGAGGCGCGATCCCCGGCGCGGGAATAATACGTGTCCGCGTGACACGCATTCCTCGAAATAACACCGCAGCGCGCGGCTGTCGGCATTTAGGAGGCAATTTACGGGTATGTCAATAAGTTTTTGGGAGCGGGAAACGGATTTGAACCGTTGACCTTCTGGTTATGGGCCAGACGAGCTACCAGACTGCTCTATCCCGCATCAAAAACTTTAAAAAAATCCCCCGCGCAATGAAGCGCAGGGGATAAGTTTACAAGGGAGGAAACATGGAACATCAACCACACACCAAAGAGGGAACCACTCCGCTTTGGGTCGTCACACCCCGACAATGTGCATTATCGGGGTGGTGGAGTCAACAGCTATTCGACAGAAAGTGGCTCGATGGAGCGGCTGACTTGCGGACGAACGCCGGGATGCGAACGCGGCCCGGTGCCCATGGGTGCGCGGCCAAGCATTTCCTGGCCGTTGCGTTTTTGCTGTTGAGCCTTGAGGTAAAGCGTCCGATGACGATTGTAACCTTCAGTATCCGGCAGTTCCATCAGCCGCAAACCGTCAACTTCAATCGGCCCCTCGTAACCGGAAGGCGTTTTCCAGCCCGGATGACGACTTGCAGGAACAGAACGCCAGCCATTGCGCTCCGCATTGGCAATAGATTGCTTATCAGGCTGGCCAAACACTTCGGTTCGGTGCCATTGATACATCATGTCGTCAGGCACAAGTTCCGGCGGCACGTCAAACTGGCCAAGATCGGCTTCAGTTTCGCGCATCATCAATTCTTCGTCGGTCAAACGGCGGTGCATGCCCTCGTTAAGCAACGGAGCATGAAGCGCGGCCGCGCGACGTTCGGTGGCCAATTCTTTTTCAATGTCTGCGACATTCATCATGGATGAACGGGGAGGACGGCCCATTTTTTAGCCCCTTTGCTTGTAAGGATTGCCTTGCTTGAACTCGTTGGCGCGATCCATGCGTTGGACTTCAGCCCAATAAGCAACTGGATCGACGCCCATGGTTTTTGCCACGCGAGTCGCTTCAGCCGGAATGAAATTGGAATTGCTGGACCGATTTTGATTGATGTTGCCGGACGAACGTGCCGGCGCAGCCGTTGGGACGGAGCGACCCGACGACTGATTGTTGTTTTGCGTGGTCACACCAGCGGTCCTTTCGACAAAATCAAAATACTCGGGCGAATTTTCGGGGATGTTATTCCCCAAAGCGAGGTTCGCCGCGCCGATAACCCGCGCTTGGAATTGCGGATCGGTGTAATATTTCGGCATACCGGAGGCGTCAGTGTGCTTTTTGATCCAAGCAACCGCTCGGGCGTCAAACCTAGACAAATCCGCCTCGATGCGCTCGGCTTCCGACATTTGGCGCTGTTGCGTTTGCTGAGCAGGCTGCAACAACTGCTGGTTGCGGTTTTGCTCAAGCTGCAACTTGCCGTTTTCAAGCGTTTCAATGCGAGTGGCAACGCGCATCATTTCCGTTTGAAGCTGCGATGCCTTGGCGTAATCCCCGACTTCAAGCGCGCGTGTATGTTCGTTTTGAAGCTGCTCCCCGCGCATCTGCGCCGCTTCAAGCGCATTATTTACCGTCGAAAATTCGAGCGCCGCCTTGTCTTGGTAAACGGCTTGCAGCTTTTCGGATGCAATCCGCTCACGTTCTTGCGCGGCACGAGCAGCATTTAACTGCTGCTGGTAGCGAGATTCGGTGGTCGTAAGTTGCTCGCGCAACTCCTTGACGGCAACCTGCGGGTCTGACGGGTCGTGCTGGTCCGAATCAAGCGCAACGCCGTCGTTTTGGTCGTCGGTTGACTCAGTGGACTGATTTTCTTCATCCATAAGTTATTGCTCCTTAATACACCACGTCAGGACGCGGGATGGACGCCTTGATGCCGCGTTCATTTTCAAACAGGATGCAATCAACGCCATTCAAGCGCAGGCGAATGCCGCCGCCATCGGCACGTCGGAACATCACCCAGTCGCCTTCTTTGGTTTTGTCTTCATCGGTCCACGTCATCATGTCGCTGTCTTCATAGCAACGCGGGCCGAGTTTCAGGATGAGGCCGGTGGTGCCCTGATAAATGTCTTCGTTGGTCACGGACTCGGGCATGATAAGGCTGCCGCCGCCGGCAAACTGCAATTCAGACGGACGAATAAAAACAGCCACCAAAATGCGGTTTAGTTTCATATGAAACTTATCAAGCGCCCATCCAATGCGCTTGCGGATGCGTTCCTTTTCGCCGTCAAACCACTCGTCAGGCTGCTGCATCTTGCCTTCAACGCGGGCTTCAACTTCGATGCCGGGGTCTTTCATGGCGCGGTTGCGCTGTTCACCAATGTGGCGCGGCAAAATAAGACTAGAGGACATAAAGTTCGCTTTCTGGCTTGGTGGCTGTTTCGCCGCCCTGGTTAATCTCTTGCTGGGTTTGGGACAAAAATTCCCGCGCCATTTTTAGTCCTTGAATTTTGCCCACCATTTCGCGGTAGGCTTCCAAGGTGGTTGGTGACCCACTGGCCACCGCCACAGATAGCCGTTCCTCTTGCTCACGCAGCAATTGGGAAAGGCGCTTAACTAAATGCTGGTCCCCGTAAGTTAGGGAGCGTCCCGCATAGGACGCCCCCACTTCCCGGTTGGGTGACCACACGCTCGGATCGAGCGATGTTTTCATTCTTCAACCATGTGTTGTTCGCGCTTGGCGGCGCGGGATTTTTCCAAACGTCCTTCGCCAGAGGACGCACCGGCCATCATTTTAACCATGCCACCGCGTTTCAGGCCGGGCGGTTTCGGCGGCATTCCTGGGCCGGGCGGCATACCCGGCGGCATAGAACCCGGCATTGGCGGTTTCGCCATGCCCATCGGCATCCCGCCCGGAGGCATCCCACCCGGAGGCATTGCACCCGGCATCGGGGGAGCGCCAGCACCAAGGCCAGCAGGCGGAATCGGCGGATGCGGAGGCATCGCAGCGCCCGAAGCGCCGCCGCCCTGGTTGCCCGGCGGCACAATCACATTGATGCTGACGCCCGGCTTGTGTTTGGTCTTGCCCCCACGGGCGCGACGATCCACGCGCTGCTTGGGCGCATAACCTTCAACGGCAGCGCCGCCATGACGAAGCTTCAGTTTGGTATGTTTGCCTTTGTGTTCATGGGTTTCATGCTCATGAACGGCTTTGGCAACCAAGTTTTTGACGCCGGACAGGGAAGCAATTTTGCCTCCCTTGGCGGCAGTGCAGGCGGCACGCATTTCCTTAAACTTAGACATTGACTACTCCTGTGCGTTCGGCGGCGGTGCTGGATTGTTGTCGGCCTTGCCCGCCAAGCCGGCGGCTGCAAGCGAGTGGTTATCGTGATGAGCGGCTTGCTCATGCTGCAATCGTAGCCGGGCCGTTTCTTCGCGTGTTGTGTCAATAGCAAGCTGGGCATGGCGGTCGGCTGCACGATCTTGGCTTTCCATAATAGCCTCGTGCGCCCGCAATTTCATATCATTACCTACATTCTGAGACTCAGCCGTTGCTTTTTGGGCTTCAGCTTGACTCAAAGCTGCGGAACTTTGCGCTTTGGCCATGGCCGCTTGAGCGGTCATGGTCGCCGCTTGGGCTTTGGTTTGCGCCGCAGCAACCAAGCCAGGGTCTTGAGTATGGCCAGCCGACGCTTGCGCGGCTTGCGCTTCCTGCTGCATCTGCTGTTCGGTTTTCAACAAGCCAGCCGGGTTGGCAACGCCGATGCCGCGAAGCAACCACTCTGCCGTGTCGCGGATTTTGAACACGGTTGGCGCAGCTTGTGCGAATTGGAACACCGCCAAACGCTGCATCACACGATGCAGGTGAGAAGGCGTGTTGGGATCGGCAGCCGGCACAATATCCACGTCATTTAATGCGGCCAAAAACTCGGTTTCTGCCCATTTTCGTGCGGGTTTTAGATTGTGACGCCAGAATGCCTCGGGGTCTTCGCGGAAACGCTCTTTGAAAAGCCCAAATTCTTCGGCTTGAGCGGCGTGAAGGCGCTTAAACACCGCGCCAACGAGCTTTGTGGACTCAATAATCGACGCCAAAATTGTCCCAACAGGCACGTTGCTTTGGCCTTCGCCAGTCGGCACGTTCGGACGGTTGCCAACCTTAGCCGCAGTTTGCGCAATGTCCTGCACCAACGCCAAACCAGTCGGCTGCGGCCCCTTGTAGGGCAGCGGTTGCACGGTTTCGGCCAGAGATTTGCCGCCAGTTTGAATTGGAACGCCGCCACCGGGCGGAACGCGGAAGATGTTGGTAAGCTGCTTGCCCAAAACGTCCGAATACAAGAAGCCGGGGAAGTTGGAAAACATCATGGCGTCCAAATTGAGCCGCCACGAAGCGGTCAACGCCATCGTCGTGTTGCCAAGAATGTGCATTAGCCCAATGTCGTAAAAGCCAAGGGCTGGAACGAATGGGTATTTCACAAACACGCGGCGCGGCTTGAACTTTTTGTCGTCCTCGGCCCAATTGCGGCGGATTTCGTAAACCTTGTGCGTGTCCCGGTCGATGCTGATCTTGTATGGCCGGGGAACTTTAAACTTACCGTTGCCCGAATCATCCAAACCGCGAATGTTGGCGCGAGTATAGCACTCCCAAATAGTGTGGGGGCGATCTTCGGGCCGCTGCGCATTGCGATCATAGCCTTGCGTCTCCGCTTCAGCCTGCGCAATGGGGTCAATGCGCATGGTCGCTTGGCCAATATCAAAGTGCGCATACACTCCAGCTTCTTGAAGCTGCAAAATTTCATACGCAAGCATTTCAATCTGATGCGTTACGCGCGGCGCATTGGCAATGTCAGTCGCGCCGGCATCCACAATCAAGTCCTTGGGCGAAATTGACTCGCTTACGGGCCGCTCACGGATAGGGCAGTTATACACTTTCTTAAAGATGCAGCCGGTGAGGCCGATGTTGAAGGAAGCGCGGTCGGTGTCGGGGATGTATTCGGTCGCGGTGACCGTCAGATAATGATTAAAATCAGCCTCAAAAGCCTCGGCAATGTCGTCTGAATCCGAAGCGGGCGGGGGATTGTCTTCCTGCGGCACTTGAGTGGCTTGAACAGCCGCTTCAGCCGCTTCCTGGCTCAACATTCCGCCTGCAACCAACGTATCAACCACGAATTTAGCCACAGTTTCAGATACGGTGGCCGAGGTGTGGTCATTTCTCACTTTGCATGGACCGCCGGCAGGCAACATTTCGCCCCGAAAGTCAGACTGAAAGCCCAAGCAGGCTTCCAACAGGAGGGGATGGCGGACGGTGGACATGCCTTCCAACGGTGCGCCGCTGCCACCAGCATCCGAACGCGGCGGGTCGATGCGCAGACCCAGCATACGAATGGATTGCGCGGTCATTTCCATGTATTCAGCGCGCGATTGCACGTCAGCGGTAACGCCGCGCCACACTTCGTCGGCCAAACGGGCGACTTCGCTGGGGTCTAAAATGTCCACAAGGTTATCGTAGTGGCCATTTTCGCCAACGGCCTTGGCCGGATTCCATTCTTCTTCGGCCAAAAGGCTCATAGAGCCGTCGTCATTCGTAACCCACAAACCACCAGAGTCAGGATCAACCCGACCTTCACGCCCGTCCGGGGTGTAGCCCGTTTCAATTTGATCCGGTGTGCGGATTGCGACAACTACCATCTTTTAAATTCCTCGGCCTCAAGTTCAGCGGCGGATAACTTACCGATCCTCCGTCCTATACCACGCATTGATGGTGCTGCTACCCATTCATCCGTTTTCAGCGGTCCAGCGCGGGTCATGTCCAAGGTTGTGCGGCCCGCCAAGCCGCATCCATCAAGGATCATTTGGTCTTGGCGAGCCATACGCGCCTCGGCTTTCTTCTTAACTTCACGCCACCACTCAGCCGGAAGCGGGCGAAATTCCCATTCCGCGTCCAGTAGCCGGCGTCGATAAGTTTTTGGCCGAGTCATAATGTAAGGAAACTTTCCTTAAATTAGTCAGGAATTAAATTCGACTAAATTAAACAAGTTATCACTAAACGAGCCATCGACCACCACGATGCGGTTGTTGTCCATCTTGATGCAACCCAAACCAATCGGGAACTTCCACAGCGTTCCGCTTGCGGCGGTGGTATCCATCAGCATTCTGCGCCAGTTAATCATGTCCAATACAACGGCGTCTGCCGCCCTTCTTCTTCGTCGTAATCCAATTGGCGTTCTTCGGAGATAAATTCCCCCTCGCGTTTCAGCAGGTTGTTTTCCCGCATCCACAGCAAAGCGCCCACGATGGCATCCACCCGGTCATCATGCGCTCCCTTGGGGAAAGTGGCGCATTCGTTTTGCGCGGCAATGGCCCATTCGGTGTTGGGCGCATAAATCATCTCGTTTTCAAACAACGGGGCCACAGACATAGCGCGGGCCACTTTGTCGCGTGAACCGGGGTCGGAAAGGATGACGCTGTATGGTTTATCCCGAAACAGCCGGTGCAATTCCTGATAGACCGAATGGCCGTTGGCTTTATTTTCCACCAGCAAAATCGAGACTTTGTATTTGCGGCATGTCTCGTCAATTTTGGCCACAGCATCGGTCAGCGCCAAGCGCGATGCCCAGCATTGAGCCAGCATCACCTTCGGCGTTCCCGTTAGCCGGCCAGACCAAAGCGGGTCCGGGTTGGGGTAATTGTCCATAAACGTGCCGAGAACAGCCATGGCGGATGGGTCGTTTTGTTCTTTGACGGTGTAAGCGCCGTCATAGAACGCAACCACGGTGTCGAACGGCGGGAACTTT